TCCCTTAGCACAGAAGGAACGTGACGAGGACACCAGCTTCGAGATGATCGTCCGAAGCCTCGCCCAGAAGGCAGCTGGAAACGTCTATGAGAATGGTGTACCTGGACAGCCAGCAGGCGAGACTAAAGGTATCCTCAGTGACGTATTGAAGGATCCTGAGGCTTCCAAGAACATGCAGGAACTGATTATTCGTGTTACCAGAACGGCGCAGCAACGTTTGCCGAACCCACACGAGCAATTTCAAGGTCGCCAGTTCAAGAGTCGCCAGCGTGCACAAGAACTCATCACCCGAGACGATCTCGCAGGTCCTTACGACCTAACAGGGGCCCCAGGGGAAAACACACCAGATCCAAAGGCAGGAACAGGAACAGGAACAGGAGCAGGAACAGGGGCGGATAATGCTTGACGACTTCAAATCCCTGTCGGAGAGCTTTGAGCTCCCCCTCCAGTCCACTCCCTTCTCAGAGACGGATCTACAGCTAGCTGTCGAGGGTATTCTCGACCCGCGCTCAAAAGAATTCCGGGACGCCGTCAAGTTTACGCCTGCTACTCTCGCGAACTATCGTACGGGAGGTAGATGGATCCCGGCGGAGCACCTGTTATTCCTTTCAAGTATCCTGGCTCACGAGATCAGCCAGGGCGACGCCAGAATTATAGTGGAGCTCCCACCACGTCACGGCAAATCGGAGGAGATCAGTGTCCACACTCCAATTTGGTTCCTCGAACATTGGCCATGGGCCAGTGTCATATTGGCCACCTATGCTGCCGAGCTTGCTAGCGGTTTTGGCCGTCGTGTTCGTGACTCTTTCCTGCTGGATGACGCAACCGATGGGCCAAGACTCCTCGATGCGCGAGTCCGAGATGACGTTCAGCGTACTGACCACTTCCTTACCACCGAGGGCGGCGGCATGGCTTCGGTCGGAATTGGCGGACCCATCACAGGTCGTGGTGCTAACCTGCTCGTCATCGACGACTACATCAAAAACTGGGCAGAAGCCAGTTCGGATCTTGTACTGCAAGGCATCCAGAGCTGGTTCGGCACCACGGCCTATACTCGTCTCGAGCCCGGAGGCTCCTGCGTCATACTGGCGACTCGATGGGTCTTAAATGACCTAATCGGATGGCTGATCGCTAACGACAAGGATCACATGTGGACAGTTATCCGCATGCCAGCGATCGCCGAAGAGAATGACATCCTCAACAGAGCACCTGGTGAAGCTTTGTGGCCTGCCAGGTACCCAATCGACAAACTCCTCCAGATCAAGAGTGTCGTGGGGGACTTCATCTTCAACGCGATGTACCAGCAAGCTCCTCAGAACATCGGCGAAACAAAAGCCGATCCCGAACAGATCCGAATCGTCGACCAGCTGGAAAACCCACAGCTCTACCGTTGGACCAGATCTTGGGACATCGCGGCAACAGACGGCAAGAAGAAGAAGAAGGGTGACTGGACTGTCGGCTCCCTTGTAGGGACGAACGGACGCCCAGGCCTTCCAACGGCATTGACGTGTATCTACGACATGCAGCGGGACAAACTGTCTCCGGCCAAAGTCGAGGATCTTCTCCTCAAGACTGCCCAAAGTGATGGTCCCGGGACACCAATCATCATCGAGCAGGAACCAGGCTCTTCAGGAAAAGCATATGCGGAACACCTTGCGACGAACGTCCTTCGTGGATACAATGTCACCATCAAACCTGCAGGTGGTGAGAATAAGTGGATCCGCGCGCAGCCCTACGTCGCAGCTGTTTCCCATGGCCGCATTCTCATGCTTCGGGCTATCTGGAACCAGATTCACAAGGACGAACTCAAGGACTTCCCAAACGGTCGCCACGACGACACGATCGACTCCGTGAGTCAGGGTTTCAACGAACTCCATCAGTCCAACATTCTCGTCCCAACATGGGGACGTCCAAACCCGGTGGACACCAGTGTGGTGAGAGGTGATACAGGACGACTCATCCAAGGTGTCGTGTGGGGTCGTAGAACTCAACCATCAATTCTAGGCATAAGGTAGAGGATCAACTATGGCCAAGGACGCGGGCAAGAGTAACATCTCGTTCATCAGACAGAACGCCTCTGCCTTGATGGCGAGGATGGGTCTCGCGAGGATGTTCGGGACAATGTTCGACGGGAAGCGGAAGCTGTACGACGTATTCGGCTATCCGCAGAAGCTCAACCCCAATCACCTCTTGGCCAAGTACCAGCGGCAGGATCTGGCCTCAAGAATTGTCGATATGCCGCCGGAGGAGATGTGGGCCCATCCACCGAAGCTCAAGCCAGCACATGGCGTGAAGACTAAGTGGGATGAGTTCACCGCCAAGACTCAGTTCTGGCAGCGTGTCATCCAAGCGGACAAGCTCCTCAGCTTTGGTCCCTTCGCTGTACTGTGGGTCGGGATGAGAGGTGATTCCAAGGCGAAGGCCCCCAACATCGGCTCTGTGGACGACATCCTCTACGTCCAGGCTTACGGCGGTGAGAACGTCACGGTCAAGTCGTATGAGGACGACACCCAGAATCCTCGGTACGGACAGCCCGTCGACTACGAAATCAAGGTTGGTCCAGAGAATCAGCAGAAGACCACTATGGTTCATTACAGCAGACTGATCCACATCGTCGACCGCCCCTTACAAGGCCTGATGTTCGGCGAACCTCGGCTCGCCCAGATCTACAACACCCTGGATGATATCCTTAAGGTCGCTGGAGGTAGCGCCGAGACTTACTGGCTGACCGGCAACAGAGGGATGCAGGTCGACATCGACAAGGAAATGCAGCTCCAAGCCGGAGATGCTGAGGCCTTAGAAGACGAGCTGGATGAGTTCCAACACCAGCTCAGGCGGTACATTCGGACCCGGGGTGTAAAAGTCACGCCTTTGGGCTCAGAAGTCGCAGATCCACGCGGAGTTTTCGAGACTTTGGTGTCAATTCTGGCCGGAACCACATCAATTCCGCAGAGAATTTTGACGGGGTCTGAAGCGGGTCAACTAGCCTCAGAACAAGACAGAGCGAACTGGGCGGAGTACATTGAGCGTCGTCGTCGCGTCTTCGGAGAGCCCTATATCCTCCAACCTACATTCCAATTCCTGGAGGATCGCAGTTATCTGCCCAAAGACGCGACTATGAAGGCCAAACTCGGTACCGACGATTCGGCTCTCGAGTGGTCTGAGTCCTTCCACATGTCTCCCCTGGAAGACGCCCGTACCTTAGCAGAGAAGGCTAGAGCAATCGTGAATATGAGCCGTAGAGCTCAGTTCGGAGATCCGATCGTCTCCGACGAGGAATGCCGAGCAATCTTGAATCTCCCGGAGAAACCCAAGTCTGACGATACAATGCCTCAAGCACCAAAGTCAACTACGAATCCAGGATCTGGAGCTGGTACTCAAAGAGCGAGTCCAGCTGAGGCTCCAGCAGCAACAGCCCCGGCAACACGCGAGGCACCTGATACACGCGGTGGCGGTTAAGTCGCAGCGCACGTACGCACGTACGTAACGGTTTCCACTACACGAAGGAGAGCAACATGGCAACGAAGCAGCCTCGCAAAGTCGCACTGATCAGTGTCCACGACTACAAGGACTACAAAGCCTTCTACGAGATCCGGGTCATGGGCAACGACGATGAAGGATACGAATGGGGAGTTCGTATCCAATCCAGGAAGGAACTCGTCGAGAACTCTGAGACCAAAGAGAGGATGTGCAAGATCCTCGAGGAAGCGGTCGATGTCGCAGCAACCCGCGACGAAGCCGATACAGCAGCGCAGACGTGGGCTCTCGACCACATGAAGGCGTACAAGCCTGACCCGAAGCCAGCGAATCCGCAAAGTGGCTACGCTCTCGCCTACGGTCCCTTTGGCCTCGCTCTCGAGGCTCTGTTCGAGGGACTCCGCCGTCTTCTCGGGCCACTGATCTTCGCGTTGTCCTACAGCACTACGATCCGAAACAACCGGATGACACAAGTGCTGAACGCGATCGACGCGTCGGCTGCGGGCCTGTGGAGAATCTACGATGGCAGCAGACCAGCTACGTGCGGTACGGCAACAACGCTTCTCGCTGAGCTGACTTGCTCGGATCCTGCTGGCTCCGTCGCGTCGCAAGCCCTGACGTTCAGCGCTATCACGGCAGACTCCAGTGCAAATGCCACTGGGACGGCGACGTGGTTCCGAATCGTCGACTCGACTGGTACGTGCTGTGTGGATGGCAACATCGGCACTTCGGGTTCGGATTTGAACCTGAATTCCACGAGCATCTCCTCGGGTCAGGAAGTATCGATCACCAGTGCAGTCATCACCGAAGGCAACGCGTAAGCGGCGCCCTAACCAACTCGTAAGGAGAGCAACATGGGTCAAAGATACACGGTTCACCGGGTGGTCACGCCGACTGCAGACCAGGACATCTTTACTCTGACATCTGCAGCCAATCGTCGGATTCGCCTGATCGAGCTTTCGGTCACAGGTGGAGGTACTACAAGTGCCGCCCAACGCGTACACATCCAGAATGCTACTGCCGGCACGACGCCAGGTGGTGGCATCACTCCCGGCAAGGCCGAGCACGTCGATCAACCCGCTGCAGGCTTCACAGCACCAACAACGTGGGCAGCACAGCCAACGTTGGCGGGACAGCCCATTCCCGTTGGTTGGAACGCTCTCGGTGGTATCAACAGGTGGGTAACACCACCGGGAAGACCCCAAGGAATGTTCGAGGCCAGAAACGGCGAGCATATCTCCATCCGGGCACCTTCAGGGCCGACGTACCAGTCGGCAGCCTTCACTGCGGTAGTCGAAGAAGACTAACCCAACTGCCGTATAAGGAGCCCACCAGCTAATAACTGGTGGCCTTTCGACTATGGGCAAAATTCTTCTGCCTAGACGACAAGGTCTCGGTCTTGTTCTACCCTCGCGTTTCAGACAACGAGGGATGTTGGACATGATCGATATCGGAGCTTTCCCGGCCGCCGGTGGCGCCATCGCAGCGGTTGACTCCATCATGAACGCTGGCAACTCCGGCGACGGCAAATCTATCCAGGGGGACAATGTTACTTCTGTCAACGACGCTGACGCTATCACGCTGACAGCGGATGCCACCTTGCTGGTGTTTACGATCAATTGGGGCAAGACGAGTGGGGTAGGCGATCCGTCATCGAGAACCTTTAGTTGGGGCGCGCAGACCATGACCGAGGTCGCTTACGTTCGGGTTGACTCCACGTCGTCGCTCGCCGTCTCGATCTATAGATTGGAGAACCCCACGGCTGGAGCGCAGGGCATTACAGGTTCATGGGGTGAGGCGTGGGATATCTACCTCGGGGCCATCGCATTCAAGGGCGGCGCTCTGACCACAGCTGATGCCGTGACTGATACGGAAGTCGAGGAGTTGGCTGTGCCTTCTGACGCGAACGGAGCAAGCGTCGCGGTGTTTTGCGCGGACAGCAACGAGCCAGCGATGAACTTCAACGAGATTTTTGTGAATGC